GCGCCGCTGCTGCCCGAAGTCGAGGAAGGCCCGCTGACGCCCCTGCTGCACTGGCTGCACGCGCATCACGGCGAGGCCATCGATCTCGAGAGCCTGGCACAGCAGGCGCACTGTTCGCCTCGCACCCTGTTGCGCCGCTTCAAGGCATGGACCGGGCTGACGCCCAGCGACTACCTGCAACGCCTGCGTATCAGTCAGGCGCAACAGGCATTGGCAGGCTCGGGGCAATCCCTGGAGCAGATCGCCAGCGCTATCGGATTTGCCGACCGCGCCACCTTCGCCAAGCGGTTCAAGCAACTCTGCGGGGAGACTCCGGGGGCCTTTCGCAAGCGCATGCAACGGAGCGGATGAAAAATGGTTCATCGAGGACTTGGAGGGGGAGTCGGTCGTGATACCAGACTGGCAAGTTTGTTTGATTTTGTCGTCTTGCGCTGGTGTTCTGGACGCCGCTTCGGTGTATTCAGAAACTCCTTGTTTCGCCCCCTCGGGCGACTCACTTTTCTTTGAAGTGCGCAAAGAAAAGTAAGCAAAAGAAACGCCCCCCCGCCATCCGGAACTAGGCGTCCCCGTCATGCTTCGCTCGACTTCCCTCACTCCGGCATCGCTCCGGGGTCGGCTTACAAGGGCCATCCCTGGCCCTTTAAGCCTCTCGCGGCATCCATGCCGCTCGCCCCCTGCGCAATGCCTACGTTCGGCCTTCTGAAGGGGGAAGTTAGCGCGCCTGAACCTACATTGGTTCCGGGCATGCCCGGCGTGTTCTGGTCGCTATGGGCCGCGATTTGACTATCGAGTTAAACCAATACTTTCATTCACGTAGTTTCACGCGCTTGGTGTGAGGGGGTTAGAGGTATGGCACAGGGAGGGAGTGGCCGGAAGAGCACGGGGGATGCCGGAAGAGCCCGGACGGCGCGGGCTGTGGCCGGGCGGGGTATGCCAAAGCGGCGCGAAGCGAAAACGGGCCGCTTTGGGGTGATGCGACCGGTTTTCGCAAACGCTTTGGCACAGACAGGCTAGATCATCCAGCCACCGGCCCAGACGACGCGGCCGATGATATGCAGCTCGGCCAGGCGATCCCTGGGCACGATGATTGGCTGATATTCCTTGTTGTGGCTGATCACGCGCACCGAGCCGTCGAAGTCGCGTTGCAGGCGCTTTGCATAGAGGTGGTCATCGAGCATCACCACATAGACACCCTCACCCTCAAGCGCGTTGCGGCTCAGGTCGATCATGACCGTATCGCCATCATCTAGCAGCCCAAGCATCGAGTCGCCGTCTACGCGCAGGCAGGCCAGGTCTGAGGGCATCAGGCCTTTCTTCCGCAAGCTGTAGCGCGTGAACGACAGGTTCACCAGTACGCGGCTGCGCTCGTTCCAGGCGCCGCTGCCCGCGCTGCAACGGGCGTCATACAGCGGGACATAGGCATACGCATCATCGTCCCCGGCTAGAGGCTCGTGAGGCTCGTGCCTTTCAACCTCATCCCCTTTGCCTGTCATCAACCAGACCAGGCTTACGCCAGTGCACTTGGCCAGAGTAATGAGCATTTTCCTGGTTGGCTCGCCTCCCTTGAGATACCGCTGAATCCCGCTTTGGGATATTCCCGATCTCTTCGCTAAAGCGTTAGCACTACCCGCGATCTGCACCAACCTCTGCAGGCGCTGCAGGAAGGCATCCGCGCTTTCAGCTTCGGAATCCGAACTTGAAAGCCGTGTGGCTTCGTCAGTTTCAAGTTTCAACTTAGCGCAACCTATTGATTTATAAGGCATTAACCCTTTAGAAGTGAAAATCCAACCCTAAAGGAACAAATGTCTAACCTGAAAGCGTTTACTTTCATGTTCTATAGCGCTATGTTTATGTCGTAAGGCACGTTAAACATCACCACATGACCACCCCGCCAGGCGGTCTTTGGATCACGACATGAACACAGCGGAAATCCCATCCGACCCAGCACTGCGCTGGGAGTGGATCAAGTTCCAGCTACGGGCCAAGGGCACGTCGCTGGCGAAGCTGGCACGCGAGCAGCACGTCACAGGGCCAGCCCTGAAGAACGTGAAGCGCACGCCCTACCCACGTATGGAACGCGTTATCGCTAAAGCACTAGGCATCGCCGTCGAGGCGCTGTGGCCAGAACGTTGGGATGCCCATGGCAAACCCAATCGTCAGCGCCCCAAGCGCCCTGAGGCTATGTCCGCGCGTATGCAAAAGCATAACGCAGCTTGTGACCTTGGGCACCGTAAAACAGGGACGGATAACTAGACATGAGTCGCGTAAAAACATTGCGGGATACCCGCACCTTCGATCTGTTCGAGATTCCCCAGCCAGTTCTGGCCATCCCAGGCCAAGGCAACTATTCGGTGCAGGTGAGTGAGATTGTCGGCGAGATGCTCAAGGGCGCCGTCGTTGACCGCTACGAGATCGCCACCTGCATGTCGCGCTTGTCCGGTGATGACGTGACAAAGCACATGCTCGACGCCTGGGCCAGCCCAGCCCGCACCGACCACAACCTACCTTTCTATAGGGCGGCGCTGCTTGAAGAAGTGTGCGCCAGTCATCTTCTGACCGACTGGCTGGTAAGCCTGCGCGGTGGCCGCGTGGCTTATGGGCGTGACGCGCTACTGGCCGACCTGGGGCGCCTGGAGCGCACCCGCGACGAATCGGCCCGTCAGGCTCGTGAACTCAAACGTCTGCTTGGTGGCGACCATGCGTAAGTGGTTCGCTGCCGGAGAGCTAGCCGGCCAGCCAGGCATGCCGAGTACCGTGCAAGGCGTGAATCTCCGCGCCAAGCGCGAGGGATGGGAGGCGCAGCTACGCTTAGGACGGGGCGGCGGCCAGGAATACAACTTCGCTATGCTGCCAGCCGAAACCCAGGCTGCGCTGCTCGCACGCCTAGTCGGTGATGCCGAGGCACAAGCCGAAGTCGCGCCCATTCAAGCGCATGAAATCGCATTGCGTGACGACATTTCAGCGTCACGCCTTAGCGATGATCAACGCAACGTAATGACGGCGCGCCTGGCATTCGTCCGTGAAATCGAGCGCATGAGCCGGGTGGTCAGCCAGCAACGCGCCATCATGACCCTGGTCGGTCTGGCACGCGACAACGACCTGCCCCAGTACCTGGCTGAGCGCGTTGTCCGCGCCAATGATCGCAAGACGACCGACCGCACACTGAGTGAGCGCACGCTAAAACGCTGGCTGGCCGACTACCGCCGCGAAGGTGAAGCCGGCCTGGCGCCCGCCCGCCGCAAGGCTGACATGGGTGTGCCCGCCTGGGCGCCTGACTTCCTGCGCCACTACCAGCGGCCAACCAAGCCAAGTTGCGAAGCGGCTTATGCCGAATATGCCGCGAAATGCACAGGCGACCGCCCGAGCATTCACCAGGTACGTCGCTTCCTGGGCAAGCTCAGCCCCGAGGCCCGCGAACGCGGTCGCCGCAGCCCGCAGGAGCTGAAAGCGGTGCAGCCGTTCAAGCGCCGCGACACCCGCAACCTTATGCCCGGTGACGTGTACACAGCAGACGGCCACAAGTTCGACGCAGAGGTACTGAACCCGCGCACCGGCAAGCCTTACCGCCCGGAAACCACCACCGTGCTCGATGCTGGCACACGCCGCGCCCTGGGCTACTCCATTGGCGAGGCTGAGTCGACGGTAGGCGTGATCGACGCCCTGCGCGACGCCGTGAAGCGCGGCGGTATGTTCGCCGTGTTCTACGTCGATAACGGCAGCGGCTTTGCCAACGACACCGTGCGCGAAGTGGTCGACCGCCTCGGCGGCACCATGACCCATGCGCTGCCGTACAACAGCCAGGCGCGCGGCCTGATCGAACGCGCCCACCAATCCATTTGGGTGACGGCTGCCAAGAAGCTGCCTAGCTACATCGGCGCCGACATGGACAAGCACGCGGGCACCGCTGTGCATCGGATCAGCCGCAAGCAATTGCGCGAGGCCGGCACCACCGCCTTGATCCCGACCTTTGCCGAGTTCATCGCGGGCGTCGAGTTCGAGCTAGAGGCCTACAACAACCGACCGCACCGTGGCCTCGCGAAAATCCGCGACCTGCAGACCGGGCGCATGCGCCACATGAGCCCGAACGAAGCCTGGCAGGCCGCAATCGACAATGGCTGGGAACCGATGTTGGCCCCCGCCGAGCTGGTTGATGACCTGATGCGCCCGCAAGTGATCCGCCCGACCCGCCGTGGCGAAATCGCCTGGGCTGGCCAGCGTTACTTCCTCGACTGCCTGCGCGACCTGCACGGCGAAGAGGTGCGCGTGGCCTACGACGTACGCGACGCCTCCCGCGTGTGGGTACGCACCCTGGAAGGCCACCTGCTTGGTGAGGCGCTGCTCGATGGCAACGCCAGCGACTACATGCCGAAAACCATGATCGAGCAGGCCTACGAGCGCCGCGAACAAGGCCAGATGAAGCGCGCCATCGACAAGCTGGAAACCACCACCGGCAAGCGTGTGGAACTGGTAACAGCACCCAGCGCCACGCTGCCCCCGGCCCAGCTTGCCAGCGCGCAGCAGTACGCCGAGCTGGCCTACGAGCGGCAGGCCGCTGAGTTCAAGGTGCCCGGCGATGCCATGGCCCGCTACGACCTCTGGCAACAACTCAATGCCCGCCACCAGGCCGGCGAAACCCTCACCGAAGACGAAGCCCGCTGGCATGAGCGCTACTCGGCGCACCCGGACTTCGCCTCGATCCAACGCATGTACGACTTCGCGGCCCAGGCCCGCGCTTGAAACTAGGGGAGCATCACCAATGAGCATCAACAAAATCATCCCGCTGACCAACGTCGGCCTGCTGGCCAGCGCCATCGACCGCGCCCTGCAGCGCCCGCTTGGCCTGCCTGGCCTTGTCGTCATGTCCGGCGCCAGTGGCCTGGGCAAGTCTGCCGCCGCCGCGTTCTCTGCCCAGCAGCACCGCGCCTATTACGTCGAGTGCCGCTACACCTGGACGAAGAAAGCATTCTTGCTCGCCATCCTGCGCGAAATGTCCGTCACGCCGGCCCGCACCCTCAGCGAAATGGTTGACCAGATCGCCGAGCAACTCACCCTCAGCGGCCGCCCGCTGATCGTCGATGACGTGCAATACCTGCTGGAGAAGTCTGCCGCCAACGTGCTGACCGACCTCTACAACGCCAGCCAGGGCACCATCGTCCTGATCGGTGAAAAGGACGTACCGGCTGGCTTGGTGAAGCTCGAGCGCCTGCATAACCGCATGCTGGAGTGGGTGCCGGCTCAAGAGGCGACCCTTGGCGACGTACAGCGCCTGGCTGCCCACAGCTACCCGCGCCTGCAACTGGCTGACGACCTGCTGCAAGACCTGCTGCGTACCGTAAAAGGCTGCATGCGCCGTATCGCGGTCAACCTGCACCAGGTCAACACCGAGGCCACCGCCCGTGGCGCTGACCATATTGACCTGGCGGCATGGGGCAAGCGTGGCTGGTACACCGGCGAGGCGCCGGCCCGGAGGGTTGCCTAATGCGCGCTGGTAAGAAGCCCGTTCACCTGGCTATGACCGGGGGCAAGCTGCCACGCCAGCGCATGTGGGAAGCCATCCGTACGCTGGCCCGCGATGGAGTCGAGTTCACCACCTACACCGTCGCCCGCCGTTCTGACGAAGAGGACGAAGCCGCGCGTAGCTACCTGCTGAGCCTGGCCAAGGCCGGCATCGTCGAAAAGGTGGCCGTGAAAGGCCGCGACGGGACGTGGAAGCTGCTCAAGGACGAAGGCGCCGAGGCGCCGCGCGTCAACAAGCAGGGCAAGCGACTGCCGCCCGAGGCCGTCGAATGCATCTGGCGCGCACTGCGCATTTTGGGCGAGCTGACCGCAGCCGAAGCGGCCAGCCAGGCTGCTGCTGGTGGTGCGGCTATTACCGAAGATGGCGCGCGGGTCTACCTGCAGGGGCTGGCTCTGGCTGGCTACACCGTGCGGAATGGCGGCACGCCTGGCATCCCGGCCAGCTATCGCTTGCTGCCTGGTCCCTACAGCGGCCCGCTGCATCCCATCTACCAGCGCTCAAGCTATGAGCAGGTCTATGACCCGAACCTGGATCAGATCGTGTGGGAGAAGTGCCAGCAGGCTGGAGACCTGGCCGGGCTGCGTCTCGATAACGCCAGGCTTAGCAAGCAGCTCAACGACCTACGGGAGGCGCTCGGCCCAGTCAAGGCACTGGCTGGCCGTGCGGTTGCCCAGTTCCACCCTGACGACAGTGAGCGAGCCGAAGGCGTAGACGTGCTCGCACGCCTGAACAAGCTGCTGCAGGAGATGGGCGCATGAACCAGGCCGCCCGAGTAGACCTGTCCGCTTGGGGCGAGCAGCCGCCGCTGTGGGTCAGCCTGCTGGCCCGCGAGGTTGAGCAGAGCAACCGCAAGTCGGCCGGCGAGCGCGTTGGCGTCAGCCGCACCGCCGTAAGCCTGGTGCTGGTCAACCGCTACCCATGCTCCACCGCTGGCGTGGAGCGCCGTGTGATGAACGTTCTCGGCCGTATCGAGTGCGTGGCCCTGGGCGAAGTCATCACCGCCGACCAGTGCCAAACCTACCGCGAGCGCCCGGCACCCACCCATAACCCGATGGCCATGCAGCACTGGCGCGCCTGCCAGCACTGCCCGAACAACCCCAACTGTGCAGCAAAGGAGTCAAGCCATGGCAGCCACTGAAAACCGCCCGCTGAAAGTCCTGAACGCCTCGCTGGCCACCAGCCTGCGCGACTTCAACGCAGCCGCCCGCCACCTGCAGGCGAAGGGCGTGCGACTGCTGCAGATCCTGCCGACCGAAAACCGCCTGGTGATCAGCCCCGAGGATGGCGAGCGCCTGCAGAGCGAACGCCTGACCGAGGGATTCCAGCGCTACGGCTCGGCTGGCAGCACCCGTTACACCGTGCTGTTCGAGGGCGTAACCCTCGAATGGCGCAAGACCATCAGCTACCTCGACCTGCAAACCATTCACTGAGAGAGACCCCGAACATGGCACCGAAAAAACGACTGAAAGCCGCCGCCCAGTACGTCCCGCAAACCCGCGACGAAGTAGTGAGCGACATCAAGACCATCGGCGACGTGCAACGCGAAATCACCCGCCTTGAAACCCAAATGAATGACGAAATCGGCGAGGTGACCGAGCGCTATGCCGGCCCGGTCGATGACCTGAAAAAACGTCTCGCCAGTCTGCAGGGCGGCGTGCAGGGCTGGTGCGAGGCCCACCGTGCGGAGTTGACCGATAACAACAAGGTCAAGTTTGCCAACCTCGTGACCGGCGAAGTGCAGTGGCGCTGCCGCCCGCCGAGCGTGACCGTGCGCGGCGCCGATACCGTTCTGGAGCTGCTCAAGGTCAAGGGGCTGGAGCGCCTTATCCGCACCAAGGAAGAGGTGAACAAGGAAGCCATTTTGAACGAGCCGGAGGCCGTCGAAGGGCTGCCGGGCGTGACCATCAACCGCGATATCGAAGACTTCGCCATCGTGCCGTTCGAGCAGGGGGTGCAGTGACATGAGCAAGATCATTGCCTATTGCTGGGCCGGTGGCCTGATCCAGTTCGGCCCGAGCGTGCCGGACGGGGCTATCGGTATCGCCAGGGGCGAGGAAGCGAAGGTGCGCGACGTGATTGAGGCGACCGCCCGTCACGCGAAGGACAACGAACGACTGCTGGTACCGGGCGTGCCCGAGGCGGCAAACGAGCGCGAAGGCCTGGCTGCTCTTGCCCGCTACATCCAGTGGCTGGGCAAGCGCAACGGCGACGGCTTCCGGGCCATGGGGGCGTGACATGCAGCGCTATCACGACCCGAGCGAAGATCCGCAGTCCGCCACCATGCACGAGCAGGAGCGCCAACGCATTGCCGCCGCTACCGAGGCGTTCCTGGCCAAGGGCGGGCAGATCGAGCAGGTCGGCCACCAGATGCAGGCCACCAGCCCGACCTTCGTCATCAACCCAACCCGAACGCCGGTCTACGCGCACTTGTTCGTGCGCCCGGAGGACGAGCCGGTGCGCGCCAAGCCTGCCGTGAAGCCGAACACGGCCCCGGCCAAGCCGGAGATCGAGGTCGAAGCGCCTGCAGTAGAGGTGAAACCGGCGGCGCCGAAGCGTGCCGACGTTGTCCAGGAGCTGCGCGACGTTGCCATGGCCTCTCGGCTGATGGTGCAGGCGGCGCTGGGTGCATCACCGGGCATCGCTGCACGGGCAATCGGCATCACCGAGAAACAAGCGCGTCAGGTGGCGCGCGACTTCAACATCACATTCAAACGCCAACGCTAGGAGGCCCCATGGCCGAGCTAACCATCACCATCAAAGATGAAAACGGTGCCATCGGGGTCGCCCTGGCTGGCGATACCGACAACGAAACCACCGCCGCATTTGTTGCCCACGCCCTTGTGCGCCTGGTGCCCGAGATTGTCGTCGGTGCCGCCCGCGCGGCAGCCAAGCGCGGCAACTGCCCCTGCCTGAAGTGCTCAGCCAAGCGCGAGGCCGCTGGTCAGACCGAATCCAACGAACCCAAACCCACCCTGCACTAAGCGAGGAACACCATGAGCCTGACTCAAAAAGACCTGATCGACACCATCACCAGCGAGCTGGGCGCGCACGGTACACCGATCAGCAAGACGCAAGTCGATGCTGTGCTGAATCGCCTGTCCATCGTTACCGCTCGCACCTTGAAGGCGGGCGGCGATGTGCCGCTGCCCGGCATCGGCAAGCTCAAGGCCAGCCAGCGCGCCGCACGAACTGGCCGCAACCCTAGCACCGGCCAGGCCATCGAGATCCCGGCCAAGACGGTGGTCAAGCTGACCCTCAACAAGGCCATGGACGAAGCAATCAACCGCTAAGCGAAACCGCCCCAGCTCTGCTGGGGTGGTCTACCAGGCGTGGTGGCCTGGTACTGACGAGCAACCAAGCAAACATGGAGCACCCAATGAGCGAGATAACCCTTCAAGCGCTGCTGGCCGAGCGCGTCACCGTATACGCCCAGTCCGACCGACCGCGCGAGTTGATCGACGCCGGGATCGACAAAATGTTTAAGGATGTTGTGGACGATGCCTTCCGCAGCTACGGCGACTTCTCCAAAGCCATCAAGGAGGCCTTGAAGGCTGCACTCCCTGGCAACGTCTCCGACATGTTCGAGCTTCAGCGCTACAACGCTCTGGTGGCCAATGCTTTGCGCGAGCGCTGGGAGGCTGCGGCCCTGAAAACCACCGTTATGGAGCAAGCAGAGAAGGCAATCGCCGAAGTTTTTGACGGTGAAGGTCTGTTGACTGGCGAGGTGTCGCTGAAAGCTCTGCTTGATGAATTTATCAACGCACACAAGGAAGAAGCCGCTGAAGGACACTGGGATCGCCCTGATATTCGATTCGAAGAGACTGAGTCCGGCTCGTCGAACTTCCTCTATATCGCTTTCGATCCTGAGCCAGAAGATAGCCGCGACCGATTCATGCTCAACATTGATAAGCGCAGCAGGTACAACCTGAAGCACTCGCTGCATGTCCATATCACAGGCTCTCGCGAGACTGACGACCATTTACGCCCGACAGAGCAGTTCGGCGAGGTGATCAGCGCAAAGTTGGATGACAAGAAACTCCTGCTCAACATGAGCATCCGCTCGAAGTGGGAGCGCATGCTGGCATCCCTGTACTTCGGCAACGCCATCTTGGTGATCGACTGCGAGCAGGACGACTTCTCTTACGGCTTCGACGATTGACGCTCGCCATCAATTAAGCGAAACCGCCCCGGCCTGGCCGGGGATGGTCTGCCGGGCGTGGTAGCCCGGTACTGATGAGCAGCCACACATGAGCATGAGAAAGAAGAAGCCCAGAACTGCGAAAGTCCGCGCCCAGGATACGGCCCGGCAGCGCCGCAAGCGCGAGCGTGATGCCCAGCATCGTGCCGCTGTTGGCGCTGAGAAGTTCAAGTGGGAGACGTACGCCGGCACCCGCGACGACATGGAGTGCATCCGCCTGGCCGGAGGCTTCGAGCAGGTCGAGGAAGGCTTGACCCTGGCCGTGCGCTACGTGGCCAACATGGCCCGCCGCGACCCTGCAGCCCTGCGCGCCGCACTCGACCCGAGGAACCTGGTATGAGCCTGGCCAAGATCCACATCGCAAAATCCCAGCTCAGGATGGATGACGACGTTTACCGCGAGCTGCTGGCCCGAGTGGCCGGCGTGCGCTCGGCCAAAGACCTGAGCCCGCGCCAGGTTGGCCGCGTGCTGGCCGAGTTCGAGCGCCTGGGCTGGCAGCCCAAGGCGACAGCCAAGGGCAAGGCCCAGGGGCGCACCGCACCGAACCCTGCCGCCGAGCGCGAGAAGCTGGTGGGCAAGATCAAGGCCCAACTCACCGAGGCCGGGCGCCCCTGGGAGTACGTCGACGCGATGGCGCTGCGCATGTTCAAGGTCGAGCGCGTCGAGTGGTGCGACACCGACCAGTTGCGCCGCCTTGTTGCGGCCCTGACCTACAACGCCAAACGCCACGGGAGGACGGTATGAGTAATGGCCAACTGTTTGATGATGACAGCGATAGCCTTGACCCCGAGAAGGTGCTGGCGCACCTCTCGGCGCCAACCGTACTGCGCCGCTGGGAAGGTTCGCTGAAGGAGATGGTTGAGATCGCCGAAGCGAGCCTACGCAACAAGCTGGGCAACGCTGAGGAAGTGCCTGCGCTGGCGCGCCACGTTGTCTTCGGTATATGCGACACGATGGGCGGGAGCGTTATCTATCTGCCCCGTGGCGAGCTGCTGAAGAAAGCTATGCGGGATGCGGAAATATTCCGCGAATGGCATGAGCACAACGCCCAGCCCGCTGACTTGGCGCGTAAGTACCGGCTGGCTAGCCAGACGATTTATGACATCATCGCCCGCCAACGGGCGCTGCATCGGCGCAGCGAGCCGGATTTGTTTGGGTATGACATGGAGAAGTGATATGCGTCCAGGAAAAACACTACTGATTTCGGTATTCGCTTTGCTCTTGACTCCTGTAAGCCATGCTGGGAGCTATAGTTTCTCTGAAGTGGCGGCGGCCCTGGCTAAACGTGATGAGCAGGCAGGGAACCCAATGGAGGCCCGGCGCGATCAGTTCGAGACAATGATTGAGCGGGCGGGAAAGCAATGTAAGCAATCCGGTGATGCGGAAGATACTGCCGGTGGGGTTGCCATGATGCTCATTGCCTCCCAGAAGAAGCTGGCACAAGCCGGTGTGAGTGTTACGAGCTACGAACTGCTTGATGTATTGTTCGGCCTTATGGGTGATGGGGCTAAAAATTGGGATTGTGCGTCTGCTCTGTCAATGTACATTTCTGCTAGGACGGGCAATCCAGTTCCAGCCCAAACGCATATCGCCGCCTATAAGCTGCTCCAAGCTTTTAGGGATAGCGGCCTTCTTGGTCAGTCCAGATAACTCAACTGGATCAGAGGCTTCTTCTTAAAGCCTCCTGAAACTCCCCTCTGATTCCGTGCCGCCATCATGGCGGCATGAGCACTCTAGACCCCAGCACCCTCATTAGCCCCCGCGCCTACGCTGCAGCCGTACTGGCCGAGGCGTCGCTTGATCGCCGTCAATGGTTGATGGAGCGTTGCCCGCCTGACTGGCGTGGCACGGTCGAAGAGCATGTCCGTAGCGCGTACCCGAAAATCGCCGCCTACCGCCGTCACCGAGCGGGCCGGGCAGAACAGGCGCGCGAGAAGCCCCAGGCCGCACAGCGCCGCGATGCAACCCCCAAGCCCCGCCCCGTATCCCGCTCGGCTCCCGAGGTTGGCAACTCAATGCTCGCCAAGTTGCGTGCCATCATCGGCAAGGGGGCGGCATGAGCCTGAAAAGCCGAGTTCTGGGCGGCGCCCTGGCCATTGCTCTGCCCATGGTGGGCTACTACGAGGGGCGCAACCTGGCTGCCTATCTCGACCCGGTGGGTATCCCAACCATCTGTTATGGCAGCACGTCCGGGGTCAAGCTGGGCCAGACCCGCACAGCCGCCGAGTGTGATGCTTTGCTGGCCGCCGAACTCGGTGAGGCCATTGCTGCCGTTGACCGCCTGAGCCGCAATCCACTGCCAGACACCCGCCGTGCTGCCCTCGGCTCGTTCGTCTACAACGTCGGCGCCGGAGCCTTCGAGCGCTCGACCCTGCTGCGCAAGCTAAATGCTGGCGACGTGACTGGTGCCTGCGCGGAGCTGAGCCGCTGGGTATATGCCAAGGGGCGCCAGCTTGCGGGCTTGGTCAAGCGCCGGGCGGCTGAGCGCGAACTGTGCGAGGTGGGCCTGCAATGACGTGGCTCAGCCTACTGCGCGCGGCGTTGCCGATTGCCCTTTCTGTTGTGTTTGGCGCAGGCGCTTATCTGTTAGCTGGAAAGCTAGAGCGTGACGCCTACGACACCGGCTATGCCAAAGCGCAAACCGAGGGCGCCCTAGCCCTGGAGAAGCTGCGCGGCGAGCACCAGGAGCAGGAGCTGGCCCGCGCCCGCGCCGCCGAAGCGAGTGCCAAAGATGCTGCGAAACGCCTACGGGAAACCCAGGCGCAAAACGACAAACTCGCGTCAGACCTGGCCGAGCAACAACGCCAACACCGCCAAACCACCGACCGACTCTCTGGGGAGATTGCCCGTGTCAATGACCTTTACCGGGAGGCGCTCGACGCGCCGCCTAAGCCTCTGCCTGCTTGCGTGTTCACTGCTGGCTTTGTCCGCGTGTGGGACGAAGCCACCGGAGCCAGAGCCCCAGCCGCTTTGCCCGCCGCCGCAGATTCCGAGCGAGCTGCTGCGCAAGTCGCCCAAGCCCGAGCCGCTGAGCAACTCGATTCAGGCCTCAGCCAGGCCGCTCTACTGGGGCACCACGTCCGCTACGCCGAGCAGTGCCGCAACACGTCGGCTCAGTTGGACGCTCTGATCGACGCCGTGGAGGGCAACTGATGGTGATGGATTTTGCGCAGGCCGTGACCTGGGCCATTTCGCTGCTGGGCATCTTCAGCACGCTGGTATTCGGCCTGGTCAAGCTGCTGCTGAGCCAGATGGAAAAACGCCTCGGTGAGCGCTTCGCAAGCCAGGAAAAGGAGATCGCAAAGCTGGCCGAGCTGGAGCGCGACTTCCTGCGCTTCCAGGCAGAACTGCCCTTGCACTACGTCCACCGCCAGGACTACGTGCGCAACCAAACAGTGATCGAAGCCAAGCTGGACGGGCTACGGGACAAGCTTGAAGTCGTCCAGATGAAAGGAGCCAATCAATGATCGATGCAGCCAAGATTCGCCGAGAGTCGATGCGCTGGTACATCCTGCTCACCCTCAACAACGCGCGCCCAGTAGATCCGCATGAAGCGCTGGTGCTTTCCACCATCCAGGGCATTTACAGCGACGCGACCCAGCTCGAAGTGCGCCGCGAGCTGGATTACCTCAAAGACCGCAGCCTTGTGACCCTCGATAAGCAGCCTAGTGGCGTCTGGATTGCCGGGCTGACTCACTATGGCGTTGACATCGCCGAGTACACCATCGAGTGCAATCCGGGCATTGCCCGGCCCGCGCGAGGCTGAGCCCATGCCACCGCGTAGCAAGGTAGGCCAGCTACCTAAAGGGGTAAAGGCCTGGCTGGATCAGGCCCTGATCGAGAACAACTTCTCGGGCTATGAGCTGCTCTCGGCCGAGCTGGCCGAGCGCGGCTACAGCATTGGCAAGTCGGCGCTGCACGCCTATGGCCAGAACTTCGAGGGGCGCTTGTCTGCGCTCAAGATGGCCAGCGAACAAGCCAAGGCTGTAGTGGCAGCCGCGCCGGATGAAGAAGGCGCAGTAAACGAGGCGCTCATGCGCCTGGTGCAAGAACACCTGTTCAAGCTGCTGCTGGCCGAGGATGGCAAGTTCGACCTGCCCAAGGTGGCCAAGGCCGTAGCCGAACTGGGCCGGGCATCCGTGGTGCAGAAGAAGTGGCAAAGCGAGGTGCGTTCCAAGGCCGAAGCCGCCGCTGCCCAGGTCGAGAAGATCGCCAAGAAAGGTGGGCTCAATGCCGAGACCGTAGCCGAGATTCGTCGGGAGATTCTCGGGGTGGCAGCGTGAACTATCTGGCTGCCTTCTTCCTAGCCGGTATCCCGGCTGACGACGGCGAGCGATTCGCCATCGCTGTCGCGTTGCTTATTGCATGGTCACTCGCCAAATGAAGCTAGCCCCCAAGCAAATCCCTGAACCACAACTGTCGCCCTTGGCCGAGATCCTTTCGGTCGGCAAAGTCGTCAGCGTGCCCGAGGTGCTCCTCGGCTACCAACAGCGCTGGGTCGGTATCCGCGCCCCACTCAAGGTCGGTGAGAAAAGCCGCCGTATCGGCCTGACCTGGGCCGAGGCTGCCGATAACGTACTGGTGGCCGCTAGCTCGACCCAGGCCGGGGGCATGAACGTCTACTACCTGGGCTACAACCAGGACATGACGGTCGAGTACATCCAGGCCTGTGCCATGTGGGCGCGGGCGTTCAACTACGCGGCGGGCGAGATCGAGGAAGGCATCTGGGAGGATGAAGACCCCGACAAGCACATCAAGACCTATACCATCACCTTTCCATCGGGAAAGCGCATCGTTGCCCTGACCAGCCGCCCGTCCAACCTGCGTGGCCGCCAGGGCGTGGTGGTGATCGACGAAGCCGCGTTCCACTCAGACCTGGCCGAACTGCTCAAAGCAGCGCTGGCGCTGCTGATCTGGGGCGGCGAGGTGCATGTGATCAGCACCCACGATGGTGTCGAGAACCCCTTCAATGAGCTGATCGAGGAGATCCGCTCCGGCAAGCGCAAGGGCGCGCTGTTCCGCTGCACCTTCAAGGAAGCCGTGGCCGATGGCCTGTACAAGCGCGTTTGCCTGCGCAAAGGCATCGCCTACGACGCAGCCGAGGAGCAGGCCTGGGTCGATGATGTGTACAGCTTCTATGGTGACGCCGCCAACGAAGAGCTGGACTGCATACCCAGCCAGGGCGGCGGGGCCTATTTCAGCCTGGCGCTGATCGAGCAGCGCACCAGCCGCGAGACTCCGGCACTGCGCCTGACCTACCCGCAAGGCTACGAAGTGGCCGCTGAATACCTGCGCCTGGCCGAGTCCCACGAGTGGTGCGAGCGTGAGCTGCTGCCGCTGCTGCAAGCCATCCCCGCCGACGTGCACAGCTACTACGGCATGGACTTCGCCCGTAGCGGTGACCTGTCAGTGATCTGGCCGTTGCTCAAAGAACAGGACTTGCGCAAGCGCACGCCGTTTGTGATCGAACTGCGCAACGTGCCGTTCAAGCAACAGGAACAGATCCTGTTCTACATGGTGCGGCGCTTGCCCAACTTCCTCAAAGGTGCCCATGACGCCCGAGGCAACGGCCAGCAGATTGCCGAGGCTGCGGCGGTGGAGTTCGGCCACAACCGCATCGACCAGGTGATGCTTACCGAGGGTTGGTATCGGGACAACATGCCCGGCCTGAAGGCCGACCTGGAAGACGACACCCTCTATGCCATCCCGGCTGACAAGGATGTGGTCACCGACGTGCGGGCATTCCGCGTCGTGAAAGGCGTTGCGCGTATTCCTGACACCCGCACCACCGAGAAAGGCGGCGCCAAACGCCATGGTGACGCTGGTATCGCGCTGGCCCTGGCGGACTTCGCCTCACGCCAGGACGTTGAGATTTTCGAGTACCACCGCGTGACCCCCGCCGCCGGGCACACCCGTGCCATTAAGAGCGGCGCGGGTTGGCGCCATAAGAAAGGCATCTGGTAATGGCCAAGTCCCCCATCGTCGACCAGTACGGGCGACACATTGAGTATGACCAGCTCACCGAGGAAGTCGCAGGCCCGCGCGTTATGGGCGTACGGCAGATTTGGCACCCGAGCGTGGCCAGCGGCCTGACACCTGGCCGCCTGGCGAACATTCTGCAGGCGGCAGCCGAGGGTAATGCCCATGACTACCTCACCCTGGCAGAGGAAATGGAAGAGCGCGACCTGCACTATGCCTCAGTGCTGGGCACGCGCCGCCTCGGCCTGGGCGGCCTGCAGGTACGCATCGAAGCGTTCAGCGATGATGCCGAGGATATACGCCGGGCCGATGCCCTGCGCGAGCTGGTGGATTCGCCCGAGTTCGGCGAGCTGCAGGCCGACCAGACCGACGCCCTGGGCAAGGGCTACGCCGTCAGCGAGATCATCTGGGACAGAAGCGGCAAGACCTGGACGCCTGAGCGCTTCGAGGCCCGTGATCAGCGCTTCTTCAAATTCGACCAGGAAACCGGGCGCGAGCTGCGCCTGCTCGATGATGCCGATATGGTCAACGGCCTGGCCTTGGCCCCCTACAAGTTCATCGTGCATTACCCGCGCATTCGCTCAGGCCTGCCGATTCGTGGCGGCCTGGCGCGTCTGGCTGCCGTGGGCTACATGTGCAAGGCCTGGACGTGGAAGGACTGGATGGCCTTTGCCGATATCTTCGGCATGCCCATGCGTGTGGGGCGCTACGGGCCTGGCGCGAGCAAGGATGATATCGGTGTGCTGATGTCCGCCGTGGCCAACCTGGGCAGCGATGCAGCGGCGGTAATACCGGACAGCATGCGTATCGACTTCACCCAGGCGGTGCAGGTCGCTGGTGCCGGGCAGTTCTTCCAGGGCCTGGCCGAGTGGTGGGACAAGCAGATCAGCAAGGGCGTGCTGGGCCAGACCATGACAGCCGACGACGGCAGCAGCATGGCCCAGGCCCGCGTGCATGACGGCATTCGCCTGGATCTGCTGGAAGCCGACGCCAAGGCGCTGAGCAACACCCTGAACCGTGGCCTGGTGCGCCCCTGGTGCGACCTGAACTTCGCCCCAGGGCGTGGCTACCCCAAGCTGGTTGTAGTGGTGCCGCAGCCCGAGGACACCAAGGCGCTGGTCAGCGCGCTGCAGATCCTGGTGCCGATGGGGCTTGAGGTTGAACAGTCGGTGATCCGCGACAAACTCAGCCTGCCCGAGCCGGACAAAGGCGCCAAGCTGCTGCGTGCGCCAAGCCAGGCCCCGGCTGATGCGCCGCCTTTGGCACAGGCACTCAACCGCGAGCAGCCGCGTGGTGCAGCCGATGTGCCGGACATTGTCGATAACCAGGTACGCACCCTGGAGCAGGCAGTGGCCGCGCCACTGGATGACATGGTGGACGAGATCCGCGAGCTGCTGGACTCAGTGAACAGCCTGGAAGAGTTCCGGGATCGGCTGATCGAGGTCTACCCGGATATGAACACCACCCAGTTGGCGGATGCCATGGCCGATGGCATGGCAGCGGCGCACTTGGCTGGGCGGTGGGATGTGGTGCGGGGGCTTTAAGGCCAGAGCCAACTAACAGCGAAAGCCCCGGCTCCCCAGCCAATCAGATAGAGGCCTTTATGGATAAGCAGGATGATATTCCCTGCAATATGTCCCAAGTTAGACGCTTGTTGTGGCCCTGGAAATACAAACACCACGGCGAGCGCGGCCACGCCAATCGTTACAAGCCATGCCAGTCCTTTATCTTTTTTTGTCAGGAAGTACGCCGCTGCGAAAACACCGGCGCCACCAAGCGCCGCGTAGAAAATGTACTCAATGACCATATGTTCCCCATACGCTTAATGCCTGGCCGAAATTGGACAGGTCACCGGAGATACTAATGGCAGTAAGCCATGGTTCACTACCATTCCGAGAACAGATCACCTACTTCCGTGGCAAGGTCGATCTACCAACCCGCGCCTGGACGGACATCTACGCCCAGGAACATGACTGGGCCTTCGTTGTGGCGGGTGCCAACAAGCGCGCACTGCTGGCCGATTTGCGCGGCGCGGTCGACAAGGTCATCAGCGCAGGCGGCACCCTGGAACAATTCCGCCGCGACTTCGACCAGGTGGTGGAGCGCCACGGCTGGCAGTACAACGGCGAACGCGGCTGGCGTACCCGTGTGATCTACGAAACCAACCTGCGGCAGAGCTACAACGCTGGCCGTGAAGCGCAAATGGCAGACCCGGAGCTGCGCAAGCGCCGCCCTTATGGCCTGTACCGGCACGGCGACAGCGCCAACCCAAGGCCGCAGCACCTGGCATGGAACGGCCTGGTATTGCCGCTGGATGATCCGTGGTGGTCAACGCACAGCCCGCAGAACGGCTGGGGCTGCAAGTGCAAGAAGTTCATGCTCAGCGAGCGGGATCTGGAGCGCCAGGGGCTCAAGGTGGGCACGGCGCCTGCCATTGAGTATGAAGACCAGGTGATCGGTAAGAACAGCCCGAATGGCCCGCGCACTGTGGGCGTCCCCAAGGGCATCGACCCTGGTTTTGAGTACGCCCCTGGGCGCTCACGGCTGAGCGATGCCGTCCCCCCATTGCGGGGCTATGACCCGCTGCCTGAGCCAACGCCGGGTGCCAAATCCAGCGCAACGGCGGCAGGGCTGCCCAACCGCCGCCCGCAAGCGCCACTGCCGCCCGCGCGTAAGGCTAGCGCTGAGCGCATGCTCTCGGCGGGCCTGAGCGATGAGCAATATATGGAGCGCTTCCTGGCTGAGTTCGGCGCCACACCCGAAGCGCCTGCCGTGTTCAAGGATGTAACGGGCGACGCCGTGGTGATCGGCCGCGAGCTATTTACCCAGGCCAAAACGGGCAAGCTCAAGGTCGGCAAGCCTGGCCACTCCCGCGAGCTGCTGTTGCTGGCTGATGCACTCAAGTCACCGGATGAAGTGTGGGTGCGCCTGGAGTGGATGTACGCGCAGAACAAGGCCGTGGTGCGCCGCCGCTATATCAGCCGCTTTGAGGTGGCGGGTGAGCCGCTGCCCGCCCTGGCGGTGTTCGAGGTGGGGGACGATGGCTGGGATGGCATCACCACCTTCGCCCCGAATGCGGATAACCCCGAGTACCTGGAGCAACTGCGCTTAGGGGTGCGGCTCTATCGCCGGGGGCAATAGAAAAACCACGCGCCGCCACACGTGGTTCGCCTTCGGCTGTAGGGTTGGACGTCCGGGCGGGGACTGCTCAGCCGATAAGGGTGATTCAATAGTAGGAGATGGCAATGGCCGGGGCAATGCTTGATGTAGAGGTGAGCGACAGCCAGGTTGGCGAACTGCTGGCCAAGCTGGCCGAGCGTATGGGCGACCTGCGCACGCCGCTGGAAGACATCCGCGAGTACCTGCACCAGTCCACCGACGAGCGCTTTCGTCTGCAGGTCGGCCCGGATGGTTCGCCCTGGGCGCCCTTGGCACCCTCGACCCTGGCCAGGAAGAAAGGCCCGCGCACCCTGCGTGAAAGCGGCGACCTGCAGGACACCCTACGCGGCCAGGTGCAGGGTGACGAGCTGCTGTTCGGTACAGATCGCCCCTACGGCGCCATCCACCAGTTCGGCGGCAAGATCGAGCACGCAGCGCGCTCTCAGCAGGCGTACTTCAAACGGCGCAAGGATGGCAGTGTCGGTAACCGCTTCGTGAAGAAGGCCAAGAGCGACTTCGCCCAGTGGGTAACCCGTGGCGCCAGCACCACGGAGATTCCGGCGCGGCCTTACCTGGGCCTATCGGCAGAGGATGAAACCGAGGTGCTGGCCATCGTCGAAAGCTGGTTGCTGGCTGAATAACAGCAAGGCGCCTGGGAAGCGTTTTAAGGCCGTTTCCAAGCTGGGTGCTGGCTTCGTATGGCTGCGACGTGCAAGGCGCGTTAAAGGTGCGTTAGGTTTTGATATTGAATAGCTTAAAGGTACAAGCAAGCATGGATGGCCGCAAAAAGCGTTGCTCTATCCATTGGCCGCCCCTAAAGTGCAGGTCGAGAAGAATTGAGGGCTCATTGCCATTACGGGGGTGTTGGGGTGGCTCAGGGAAAAGAGATTGTCATTCGATCCGAACAGGACGCATACGACACGCTGCAACTCGCAACGTCAGGTCATTTGCCAGATCATGTCGCGATACGATTTGAAGGCTGGCCCACGCTGCAAATCATCGTCAAGGGCGATAATTACAACGGAACGATCAACCCCAGCGTCATGCAGGGTTTTCTTGAGTTTCAAAAAGCCATCTATCGCACATTTTCCCTTGCTCGTTACAACTCGGCCAATATCAACCGTCTTACTCAAGATGAGAAAGACGCTCTCGAGTTGTGGATTAAGGTCGAAGCAGGAAGCTCAAAATTCACTGTTGACTTCCAGGCGCTCCTCGAACGCTTCGTTGAAAAGGCAGGTGATAAATTGACGCCGAAAAGCTTGGTCATCATCGCCCTCATTGTCGCAACCAGTTATTTTGGTACCAGCGCTTTCAAGTCCTACCTGGAGGAACGCCGTATTACGCGTGTCGCCGAGCTTCAGTCTGAGGAGCGGATCGCGGAGCTTGAATCACGCCGCTACGCCGACGAGGCTGATATCAAACGCATGCAGATACTGGCTGATGCTGTTAGGGATGAGCCTCGTGCTGCAAATGTGCGCGAGTACGCAGAGGACGCACACCGAGACCTGGTTCGCTCTGTCCGCAAAGCAGAGGAGTCGTCAATCGGCGGTTTACAGATCGAGGGCGAACTGGCCAGCGAATTGACTAAAAACGCCAGGCGTGAATCGAAAGAGATTCGTCTCGATGGGCGTTATCGCGTTCAAACGGTCGATGCCTCTCAAATCGACGTTTTTAAGATCCGCGTTAAAGATGAAGAAACAGGTGAGGAGTTCATCGCAATTGTGCAAGACGATACGCTTGATAGTCGTCATAGAAGTGTGATTCGTGAGGCTGAATGGGCGCGCACGCCCGTACAGCTAGCCATCAACGCTCGTATGGTCGGCGATGAAATAAAAAAAGCCATTGTTATTGGTGCCGCAGAGATTGACGAAAGCCGTTCCCCAAGGCTTCCACGCTAGCAACCTTAAACCCTCCTGAAACTCCCCGCCTGACCTGATGCCGCCATTCTGGCGGCATGAAAACACTCCTCGCACTCAATACCGACCTCTCCGCCGCGCTGACCGCTGATGGTCAAGCGCCGGAGTGGGTCGAGCTGATTCCGGCTGGCCCAGTGGTTCGTGGCCGTGATGGCCGCCAGTGGCTGTTCGATGAACCATCGCAGCACCTGGTTGTTTCTTCCTTCGCCGGGCGTGCCATCGATCTGCCGATTGATTGGGAGCACGCCACCCAGATCAAGGCGCCCAAGGGCGAAGAGGCTCCGGCCGGGGCTTGGATCAAAGAGCTTGAGATCCGCGATGGCGCCCTGTGGGGGCGCGTCGAATGGAACCCGCGCGCCGCCGTCCAGGTGGCCAATAAAGAGTACCGCTTCCTTTCCCCCGTATTCGACTACGACCCGGCCACCACGCGCATTGCGCTGCTGGTCAGCGCCGGGATCACCAACAAGCCGAATTTCCTGCTTACCGCGCTGAACCACGAAACCCCACCCCTGGAGAAACCCATGGCACTTTCTGTTGTGCTTGCGGCAGCTCTCGGCCTGTCGGTCGATGACTCCGAAGAAAAGGCCCTTGCGGCCATCACCCAACTCAAGGCCACCGCTCAGGCCAAGAACAACGAGCAACCCTCCTTGGAGCGCTTCGTACCCCGTGCGGACTACGACAGCGTAATGCTGCGCGCCACCAACGCCGAGCAGGCGCTGGCCAGCAGCAAGAAGGCCGAGCACGACAAGACCGTGGAGGCCGAGATCGATGCCGCCTTGAAGGCCGGCAAGATCACCCCGGCAACCACGAATTACTACCGCGCGACCTGTCAGGAAGAAGGCGGCCTGGAGCGTTTTCGCAGCTTCGTGGCGGCTGCTCCGGTTGTCGCCGCCCCCCTCTGGCCTGGGCGAGCGCAAACCCACCCCAACCGCCACCGCCCTCAATACCGAGCAGCAAGCCATGTGCGCGCAGCTTGGCATTGACCCGGTGGAGTACGCCAAAACCCTGCAGAGCGAGGGCTAACCCATGCCACTGACCGCAGATCGCAATACCCCACAGGCCGCCAGCGAAGTGGTGGTGGCCGTTGTCGGCGCCAACGTGCGCATCTTCGCGGGCTCCCTGCTGGTGGCCAACGCCACGGGCTTTGCCGTGCCTGGTCACGAAGCCAGCGGCCTGGCCTACATCGGCCGCGCCGAAGAGTACGTGGACAACCGCGACGGCGCGGCCGGTGCCAAGTCCGTCGAGATCCGCCGTGGCAAGGCCTTCAAGTGGGAGAACAACGGCTCGATCACCCAGGCCCACCTGTTCCGTACCGCCTACATCGTCGACGACCAAACCGTCGCGGCCGATGACAACGAAGGTGCCCGCTCCGCTGCGGGCCAGATCGTTGCCATCGACGCAGACGGCGTGTGGGTCGAGTAACCCAACCAAGGAGCGCATAGCGCATGCTGATCAATAAAGAGTCCATCCAGGCGGCATTCGTCGGCCTGAAAACCCTGTTCAACAACGCATTCGCGGCGGCACCCACCAGTTGGGAAAAGATCGCCATGAAGGTGCCTTCCAGCACGGGCAGCAACCTGTATGCCTGGCTGAGCGCCTTCCCGCGCATGCGTCGCTGGATCGGTGAAAAGCACGTCAAGAACCTGAAGGCCTTCACCTACACCGTCGAGAACGAAGACTGGGAAGCCACCGTCGAGGTCGACCGCAACCACATCAAGGATGACCAAATGGGCATCTATGCGCCGCAAGCGCAGATGGCGGGGCACTCGGCCAAGCAGTTGCCGGACGAGATCGTTTACGAGCTGGTCAATGGTGCCTTCACCAACCGCTGCTATGACGGGCAATACTTCTTCGACACCGACCACCCGGTTGGTAAAGGCAGCGTCAGCAACAAGGGCACAGCGCCGCTGTCGATTGCCAGCCAGGCGGCAGCCCGTGCCAGCTATGGCGCTGGGCGCACGGCCATGCGCAAGTTCAAGGATGAGGACGGCCGCCCGCTGGGCATCAAGCCGACCATCCTGCTGGTTGGCCCGGCCCTGGAAGACACCGCCAAGGCACTGCTGACCAACGACCGCCTGGAAGATGGCAAGGCCAACCCCTACAAGGGCACCGCTGAGCTGGTGGTCGATGCGCGCATCGAGTCGGATACCGCCTGGTTTCTGCTCGACACCAGCCTGCCGGTCAAGCCGTTCATCTACCAGGAACGCGAAGCCCCCAACTTCGTGCAGCAGATCGACCCGGAGGCGGATGACGTGTTCAACCGCAAGAAATTCAAGTTCGGTGCCGAAGCCCGTGCGGCCGGTGGCTACGGCTTCTGGCAACTGGCCTACGGCTCGACTGGGGAGGCCTGACGCATGGGACTGCTCATTACCGCGCTGGCCGACGGCTTTCGCCGTGCCGGCGTAGCCCACTCGACCGCTGGCACTTACTGGCCCGACGACAGCTTCACCGCCGAGCAACTGGAGCAGTTGCGCGCGGAACCGATGCTGGTGGTGGTTGAAGGCGTGACGCCGCCTGAAGAATTGGAACAGGTGCTGGAGGATGAAAACACCCCTTCCACGGCTGCGGCCGGTTCTACCCAGGCACCTGGTACTGCGCCGGCTAAGGCGCAGGCTGCGAAGCCAGCTAAGGCAACTGGTGCTAAAGCCGCTGTGAAAGGCAAGGCCGGTGCCAAACCTGCTGCACAGAAACCCACTGCCCCTGCTGCTACCGAAGAGCCGAAAGGCGCTGAAGACGGCAAGGGTGAGGGTGGCGAGGGCAACGGCGAATGAACCTCTCACTGCCGTCCGCCAGCCAGATGATTGTGCGCTATGGCGCCAAGCAACTGACTGAACTCGCTGTACCACGCGACCAGTATGTCATCGATGCACAGCTGCTGACCGCAGCCGCAGGCGGTGATGACATGGGCGCCTGGCCGGCCGAGGACGTTGCAATTGCCGTACAGGCATTGGCACGGATTGCCGACGCGGTGACGCGGGCGCGCAGTGAGGTTTCGTTCTACCTGCGCTTTCGCAAGGCTGGCGTGGATGCGCCAGCTTGGGTCGCTGACGACTTGATGGAGCTTGCCCGCTACCACCTGGTGGATGACGCGGGCAAGGAAGAGTCGACAGTACGTGCCCGTTACAAGGATGTGATCAAACGCCTCGAAACACTCGCCGAGGAAGACGAGAGCCGGGGCGCATCCGAGGCTGGTGAGTCTGGGCTCCGGCTCAGTAGCCAGCCCAGGATGTTCAACCGCAACACGCTGAGCGGCCTGTAATGCTTGGCGAGTTGGAGGATTTGATCCAGCGCCGCCTGGAGGAACTGCGCGAGCAGAACCGCCAGATCGCGGTGGATACCTATGGCGGCGAGCTGGGCGACCCGGATTTGTTGGCGGGCCTGCTCAAACGCTGCCCGGCCCTGTTGCTCACCACGCCCAAGGCGGTGTTCCGCAAGCGTTCCCAGGGACGCTACAGCGTCGCCATCACCTTTCGCCTGGTGATTGCCACCCGTAGTGCCCGCGATGAGCGCACAACCCGCCGTGGTACGGGCCGGGATATTGGCAGTTACGACCTGTGGTCGGCCTGCATGGCCAAGCTGGTGGACTGGCAGCCCTGGCCTGACCGCGCCCTGGTTGTTCCGACCGACCTGGCCAACCTGGTCAACGGCAAGCTGCAGGCGGACTACCTGTCCGTACTCGGGCAGTCGTTCGCCATCGAGCTGGACTGGGAGAAACCCACTGAAAACCTGCCCGACCTGCTGGGCATCGATATGCACTACCACGTACCGCCCGGCAGCCCCGAGGCGGTGGCCATCGACATCATCGACCTGGAGAACACCTGATGCGTGTTACCGCTGCCGAAGGGCTGCAGGTTCCGTACGAGACCGAGCCGCGCAAACACATCACGCACAACCCGGCTGAGCCGGTAGTGGTGCCCGATACCAGCTACTACCGCCGACGTGTCGCCAGCGGTGAGCTGACCCTGGTGGCAGAGGCCACCGAACAACCGGCCCCTGTAGCAGACGCTGCAGAGGCCAGTGCCAAACCCGCCGCCAAGGCCAAGAGAGGTGACCGCGCATGACCATCAGCTTTGACACCATCCCGGCATCGATCCGCAAGCCCGGTGCTTATTTCGAGTTCAACACCAGCCTGGCGGTGCGTACGCTGCCAACCAACGCGCAAAGCATCTGCCTGATCGTGCCGCTGGGCGAAGGGGCTACTGCGGCAGCCAATGTGCCCACCCAGGTATACAGCGCCGATGAAGCCAAGAAAGCCTTCGGTGATGTAGCTGCCGAGATGGTGGCCGCTGCCATTACGGCGTACCGCTATGTGGCTATCTCCTGCGTCGGTGTGGTGACCGAAGGCGATGCCGAGCCGGACATTGCCGCCGCGCTGGATGCCACTGCCCTGGGTAACTTCACGATTCTGGTGCCTGCCTGGTTCAGCCAGGCTGCACTGACGGCGCTGCGCTCTCACATTGCCACCTACACCGACAGCATCGAGCAACAGAGCATCATCGGCGTGGGCGCGCTGACCAGCTCGCTTTCGGCGGCCACCACCTTGGCGGCATCGCTCAACGCTGGAGCTATCACCCTCGCAGTGCTGCCGGGCACCAGCTCGACCGCTCGTGAGCTGGCAGCAGGCTACGCCGCTGTGATCGCATCCGAGGAAGACCCAGCACGCCCGCTCAACACACTGGTAATTGCAGGCATCAAGGCGCCTGCCATTACCCAGCGCCTGGGCCGCGTGGAGCAGGAAACCGCGCTGAAGAACGGCGTAACCCCGTTGGAGGTTGGTGCTGGTGATGTGGTGCAGATCGTCCGCGCCGTCTCCACCTACACCAAGTCCGCAGCCGGTGCCGATGACGTGTCGCTGCTCGATCTGACCAGCATTCGCACCCTGTACTACGTGCGCCAGGCCTGCCGCGAGCGCATCCGCCTGCGCTTCCCGCGCGCCAAGCTGTCGAGCCGTACGGCTGCCGCCGTGCGTAGTGAACTGCTGGACGTACTGAAGAAGTGCGAGGAGCTGGAGATCGTCGAAGAGGTCGACGCCAACGCCGACGGCCTGGTGGTGGAGCGCTCCCTGCAGGACGCCAACCGCCTCAACGCTGCCATTCCCACCGATGTAGTCAACGGCCTGCATGTATTCGCTGGCCGCATCGACATGCTGCTGTAAGGAGTCAACACCATGGCTGACAAGTTCGTCGGGCAGATCGTGCTCGAAATTAACGGGACGGATTACGAGGTGGTGAGCGTTGAGCCCACTCTCAAGACCGGCCGCACCACTGTAAAGACCATGAACCGCACTGGTCGCCCAACCGGCACGGCCAAGGGCATTGAAGAGCATGACCTGCGTATCAGCGTGGCCATCCCGAAAACCGGCGAGCCGGACTGGCGCGCCCTGGTCGATGCCAAGTTGACCATCTACCCGCAGGATGGCGGCGGTCTGCGCGAGACCTGGACAGGCTGCTCCCTGGTCGAGCTGGGCAGCAGCTACAAGGTCGAGGGCGAAGCCCAACGCGACCTGACCATTACCGCACTCAACTACTACCAGGAGTAATGCCCGATGGATAAGCGCTGGAATGGCCTGACCATCACCAAAGAGCTGGGCGTTGGCGTGTACTTCGCGGGCTCCTTTCACCGCAGCTTCACCCTGCGTGTGGCAATGGCCGGGGACTTGATCACCGCCCAGGAAAAACACCCCCATGGCCCCATGCAACTAGTGACCCTGGAGGTTTACCGCCAGCAGTTGCTCGCGTTGGGCGATATCCCGCCGGACAACCTGACCACTGAGCTGTTGCGCGAGAGCCTGACCGAGGGTGACCTGGCGCGGATTGCCGAGGCCGACGCGGAACTGGAAAAAAAGCTCGCGCAGCCGAGCGCAGCCTCGGCGACTGGCGCCGCATCGAGCACGCCCTCACCCGAGCCGGCTACGACCTAGCCGAGATCTGCCAGATGGGCCGGGCAGAGATCGAAAGCCGCATCGATATTCTGACCGGCCGCCAGAAAGCCGTTCGCTACGTCAGTCAGCGCAAGAAGCCCGCCTAGCAACCTGGAGTGAAACATGAGTGACCTGCGCGTAGCCCTGCGCTTTCAAGCCCATGCGGGCAACACCCGGCGTGAGGTGCAGCAGCTAGAGCGTGACTTGCGTCAGGCGGGTAAGAATGGCGCCAAGGCCTTGAGCGACGAAGCCAACAAGGCCGGAGCGGTGGTCAACAAAACCGGGCGCGAAGGGGCCGCCAGCTATCGCATCATCCGCCAGGTGATGCGTGAGGCTGCCACGCAAGGCGCTGGCGTGTTGCGCCAGGATGTGATCAAGACCCAGGCCGAACTCAAGCAACTGGGGCTGATCGGCCGTCAGGCCGCCAAGGATGCCAAAGCCGAACTGGTGAGAACTGACCGCGAAGGCATGCAGCCGCTGGCCCGCAGTGTGAACAGCACCGATAACGCGCTACGCCGTATGGCGCAGAACGGTGGCCGTAACCTGCGAGCACTGAAGACCATTGCGGCGGGCGTGCGCTCCGAGTTCGAGCGACTGAAGGGCTTTGGCAGCTCGACCATGGGCCAGTTGGCGGGCTTTGGCGTGGGTGTCGGGGCAGCGGCGAGCCTCAAGAACAGTGCGATGTTGGATCGCCAGTTGATTCGTACTCAGCAAACCGCTGGCATGACCACCCAGCAGCGTGCCGAATGGCGGCAGGAGGGGCGGCGTATTGGAGCGGCCTACGGGGTTGATCCAGCAGCTATCTATACGGGCGGGGACACCCTGCTAGCGGGCGGCCTCAGCTACGCGGCAGTTAAGGCGAGCGCCGATGCAATGAGCCAGGCCAGTGCGGTGACTGGGGCTGACCCAGCCATCCTGGCGGGCGCTCTTATGTCCGGTGCGTCTGCTTACAATATCGACCTGGAGAAGGATGGCGCTGCTCTGGATATGCTCCAGAAAATGACAGTCGCTGGCCGTCTCGGCCGGGCCGAACTGGAGAACCTGTCCGATATTTTCCCCAAGATCGGGGCAAACGCTCAGGCCGCAGGTATGAGCCTGGAGCAGTCCCTGGCGTTTGTTGAGACGCTTTCGGCAATGGAGGGGGCGCCCGACCGCCTGGGCACGCTGGCGGAATCCACGCTGCGCATGTTCACAAACCCGCAGTACCGCGACCAGATAACCAAGACGACGGGCATTTCGTTCTACAACAAGGACGGCAGCTCACGTAATCCCCTGAGCGTGCTGCAGGATGTCGGCACGCAGTATGGGCGGCTCACTACCGATAAAGAGCGCGCGGTCTACATGGGCACGGCCTTTAAGGGTATGGATCAGGATCTGCTGCGTGGCGTCCGCTACCTCTTGAGTGATGGCGTTCTTGGTACGTTTGCAAGCCACACGAAAGCCATCGGTGAAGGCGCGCCGGTATTCAACAGCAACCTGGCTGATAACGTGACCAGTGCGTCCGGTACTGCTGGCCGCATGCGCGCCACACTTGGGGATGCTATTGACCGTATGGCTCAGCCCCTGAACAAACAGTTCGCAGATTTCGGCACCTACCTGCTCGATGACCTGAACCTCTCTGGTGAGCAGATGCTGGCTGGTGGCGTTGCGGCTGGTGTGGGCGGCTACTACGCCGGGCGCGGTGCCAAAGCAGGCGCTGGAGCATTGCTGAACAAGTTCCTGGGCGGCCCTGAAACGCTCAAGAACCTGGCCGTTGGCAAGGTGTTGGAGGAAGCAACCGGCGTGCAGTCGGTGTTCGTCACCAACTGGCCGGCTGGTGGCTTAACGCCCTCAATTGATCTATTTGGCAAGGACGGTAAGCCAGGTGGCAAGCCATCGGCTGGCGGTCGCCTCTCCCTGACAGCGGCACTGGCTTCACTCGGCACACCAATGGTTGCCGCTGGTGCGATTAGCCAGCTTGGCGGTGCCTCCGGCACGCAAGACGATGCCGAACGCCTGGCCATGCTACCCCGTGACAAGCTGCTGACCGATGGCCAGAAAACCTACCAGGAAGCCTTCTACCGCAACCGCATCGCCCTGGCCGACGAGGCGCCCGAGGATCTGAGCTACGGAGAGCGGCAGACTTGGCTTAACGAGAACGCCCAGCGTCTGGCTCACCAGCAAACGGGGCTGACTTCACAAGGCCAGTCCATTGCCGACGCCAAGACCTGGGCCAGCGACCTCAACAACCGCCTACGCAATGCCATCAGCGCCAAGCCGGTCACTGGCTTGGAACTGCTGGATATAACCAACTCGCAACAGTTCCGTGATGACGTGCAGCACATCACCCGTGCCGATGGCGTTGGCGCATGGGCCGGTGCCACAGCGGCCAGGTTGGATAACCCGCCGTCCCCGCTTGCCGGCCAGCCTGGGCTTACGCCCGATGTTGCGGGCGCGGTGCAAGGCCTGCTCAACCAGATCCAGTCACTGGTCGGCCAGCCCCTGGTCATTGAAGTGCGTACGGACTCGGACATGATCTATGCCGACGTTGAGCGACGTGCGGGCATACAAGCGAGGCGCGGCCAATGAGCTGGAAAGAAACACTGCTCGATGCCAGTTACCGGGGAGTAACGCTGCAGGTCAAAGATGAGAACTTGCAGGCGCAGCGCTCGCTGAGCACCCACGGCGTACCTTACCGCGACGGCGACGAGGTGGAGGACTTGGGCCGTGGTGCCCGCCGCTTCTCCTTGAACGTGGTGATGTGGGGGATCAACTACGAGATCGAGCTGCAGAATCTGCTAGGTGCCCTGGATACACCGGGGCCAGGTGTGCTGATCCACCCCATTTACGGCCGCTTGGATGTAGTGGCCCAGGATTGGACGGTGCAACACGGCGCCGAGCGCCCGGACTATGCCGAAGTGGCGCTGGTGTTTCTGGAGCGTACGCCGGGCAACCCGTTCTTTGAACGGCAGTTTGAGTTCGTCGATGTGGGCGTGCTCGATGCCGACACGGGGCCGACCTGGCAGGATGGTTTGCTGGATCTGTTCGGCCAGCTCGATGTTCTGGTGGCCACCGTGCAGCAGTGGATTGGTGGTGGCTGGGTCGGCCTGCTGGAGAACGTCCTGGGCTTGCCGGGTATCGGCCTGCGCCTGGCTCAACTGCGCAGCCAGATAGGGGGCATTTTGTCGGGCGTACTGGGCCTGGTGCGTTCTGGTTCAGGCAGCAGCTCGGCGGCCAACTTCGACCCGCTGCTGGATATACCGCGAACGCCGGTTGAGATCCGTTCGGCCATCAGCGCGTCCGTGGCGCCAACTGATAGTGAGCCACTGGTGTTGGCTCGCTCGCTGCTGGCCCTGGACAACCTGCCTGCCACCATGCCGGGTGCTGCAGCGATGGATGCCCAGGTAGCACGCACAGCTACGGCGTTTATTCTGGCCGCTCGCCAGGGCCAAGACATACCTGCTGCCACGGTGGCCAGCGTGCCCGAGGGGCTGCTCGATGAAGCCCAGGCCGCTGACCCCGTGCAGGCCACTGCCTGGGCTATGACGGTGCTGGTGATAACCGAACTGGCCCTGGCGCAAGCGTCGGCGGTGGCGTTGATTCTTGACGCTGAAAGATCCGCACCGACACTGAGCCCTGCCGAGCTTGAGCAATTGGTGGGTTCAGCGCGAGGTTTGGCACAAGCGGCAATCGTGCTGCATCGTCGGTTGTATGGTGTGGAGCAGGCGCTGCGCGTCATCGAGCCCCTGCGTGCTGTGGCCAGCCTGGTGCTGGAGACGGCACGCCAGGTGGTGCTGCTGCGTCCGCCCCTGGTTGACCGGGAGGTGGAGACCACGGCTTGCTTGCGTCTGTTGGCTCACCGTTGGTACGGCGACCACAGCCGCGCCGCCGAGCTGTTGCGCCTGAATCCGCAACTGCGCACGCCGTATGCCGTACCGGCTGGGGAGGTGCTGCGTGTCTACGCCCAGTAAGACCATCCGCCTGACCATTGGCGGCCATGCCCATGAGCACTGGGATGGTTGGTCGGTAGACAGCGACCTGCTGACGCCAAGCGATGCGTTCGAGCTGGAGGTGTTCACCGAGGGCGGTGCCAGCCTGCCGCCAGCGCTGGCCGAAGGGGTACCCTGTAGCCTTACCCTGGACGGTGAGCGGGTGCTGACCGGGGTTATCGACGAGATCGAAGAGGACATCTCCCGTCAGGGCCATACAGTACGCATCACTGGCCGCGACCGGGCCAGCATCCTGGTGGATTGCTCGACCCCGTTCGTGGCCATGCGTGAAGCCTCGCTGAGCGACATCATCAACCAGGTGGTCAAGCCGCTGGGTATCGACAAAGTGGACATACGCGCGACCAAGGCAGGTATCAGCCGGCGCGTGCAGATCGAGCCTGGGCAGAGCGCATGGGAAGCGCTGCTGCAGGTTGCCGAGGCCAATGGCCTATGGCCCTGGATGGAGCCGGACGGCCGCCTAGTGGCAGGCGGCCCTGACTATGAGGCTGCCCCGGTGGCCACGCTGATCATGCGCCGTGATGGCCAGGGCAATAACGTGCAACGGCTGTCGGTGCGCCGCTCGATGCCGGGGCGCTACAGCCAAATCACCCTGCTGGGCCAGCACGGCCAATACGATAACGACGGCTACGACACCAGCCGCAGCGGCCTGAGTTCGGTTGTGCGGGATGAGGCCCTGGCCAAGCGCGGCATCTTTCGCCCAAAGGTGGTGATCGACAGTGCCAGCGAAAGCCAGGATATGGCCACCACTCGCGCCCGTAAGCTGCTCGCCGATAGCCGCCTGGACGGCTTTGCCATCCGGGCGGTGGTACATGGCCACCGCAACAGCAACGGTACTGTGTGGGCACCTGGTCAGCGTGTGGTGGTGAAGAGCGAGCCGCACCAGGTCGATGGCACTTACTTTCTGATGTCACGCACCCTGCGCCTGACCCGTCAGGGCGCCATCACCGAACTCAACCTGGTAGAGGACAAAACCTGGGTGCTCGATGCCAGGCCTGCCAAGAAAACCCGCAAGGGCAAAGCATCGGACGCTGAAACGGATTTTGTTATGAGCAAAGCAAGAGGTGAACGATGAGCCGAGGGCTAGCAGGGCTGATGCGGGAGCAGGCTGCCCGTGAACGTGCCAGCTTTCGTCAGGCCTTCCGTGCCATCGCTGCCCGCAACAACCACAAGGGCGCGCAGATCGGCGTGCAGATGCAGGGGCTGGCAGGCGAGAACGTCAGCGGTGAGTTGATGCAGCACTACGGCTTCACCTCCGCGCCCTTGGCCGGGGCCGAGTACATCGTGCTGCCGGTCGGCGGTACGTCACGCCATAGCGTGGTGATCGCCAGCGAGGATGGGCGTTATCGGGTCAAGCTGGCTGACGGCGAAGTGGCGCTGTATACCGACGAAGGCGACTACATCCACCTAAAGCGCGGGCGGCTGATCGAGGTGGAAACGCAGACCTTGGTGGTGAAGGCTAGCGCCAAGGTGGTGTTTGAGACACCGGAGATCGAGGCTTCAGGGCACATCAAGGCGGCTGGTGAAGTCAGTGATGGTATCAGGGCCATGAGTGAGGATCGGGCAATTTATAACGGGCACAAGCATGGGAGTAGTCCTTTGCCTGATGCGCAGCAGTAGGCCTATGGTAGGGTTCAGCGACTTTATATAGGAGATCGCCATGCCCAAGATTGTCCAGATCACGCCTTGTTCCGGCTGGTTTTATGTTGCAGATAGCAACCACCCAAGTTGCAGTGGAGTTTTTGAGCCGGTTGCGGCATGGGCTCTGCTTGATGATGGTTCGGTTGTCGGGCTATTGAACGATGGCCACGATTCCAACCAAGTTGGAGGGGCTTTTCTGAAACCACCGGAATCAGAAGATGGTGATCCGCTTGGCGATTACCTACACGAAAGCCAGCTAGATGATTTTCAACGAATCGCCGCTCGCTTGAAGTAGTTCTTAAACACACCTGACACACAGCCCCGCACGCACGCGGGGCACTCTGCCTGCCTATGGACGCAGGCATTTCCCCCCTTACAGGCGACTTGACCGGCGAGCGAATCAGCTCGCTGCAGAACGCCGTCTACCTCCGATTGATGATCCCGCTGGGCAGCTACTGGGCTGATCCCGAGTTGGGCTCACTGATGTATACCTTGCGCCGCGAAAAAGACCGCCCTCGGGTGGCGCGCCTGGCCGTTCAGTATGCCCGTGAAGCGCTGCAAGGCCTGCTCGATGACGGCCGTGCCATTGCCATTGACGTCACGGCTGAGCAGCCGCACGACGGGCGCCTCTTGCTTCTCATCGAGGTGACGGACGCGGGTGGCCGCACCCAGACCTTCCAGCATAATGTGCAGGTGATCTGATGGCCTTTAGCGCCCCTTCATACCCAACCATCCGCGACGCCATCCTGCGCGAGATCGTCAGCCAGTTACCTGATGCTGATATTGGCAGCGACAGTGACAACTTCGTGCGCTCTGCGGCCGTGGCCGCTGTGGTCGAGGGTATTTATCAAAAGCTGGCCTGGCTCTACCGCCAGATATTCCCTGACCTGGCCGATGAAGAGGAGCTGCTGCACCACGCGGCTATTCGCGGCCTGACTCAGAAAGCAGCTGTCGCTGCAGAAGGCGTCGCCGTGATTACCGGCTCGGTCGGCGTCACCCTTACTAGCGGTGCTGTATTTACCCATGTGGCCAGCGGCGAGCTGCTGACCTCCAGCGTCGATACCACTGTAGGCGAGGACGGCACTGCCACTTTATCCGTGACGGCGCAGACGCCTGGAACCAGCCTAAATGGATTGGCCGGAGCGTTGATTCTCACCAGTGCGCCGCTTGGGTTGGACTCCAGCGCCACGCTGACCGGCGAACTGGCCGGTGGCGTCGATGCGGAAAGCATGGCGTCAGTGCTGACCCGGCTGCTGGACATCATCCGCAACCCGCCCGCAGGCGGCGCCGCCTATGACTACCGGCGCTGGGCGCTGGAAGTCGATGGCGTGGCCAGCGCTACCGTGCTACCCAAGCGGCGTGGGCCAACCACGGTTGATGTGGTCATCACGGGCGGCGATGGCGTGCCGAGCCAGTCCGTCATCGACGCCTGTGCCAGCTACATAGACGACGTGCGCCCGGTCACCGCCGAGGTATTTGTCTACGCGCCTCTTGTGCGCGTTGTTGATACCGTGGCGCAGGTTGAGCTGGCCGATGGATACACGCTCGCCGACGTACAGGCAGCAGCCGATACGGCCTATGCACAATCCCTCGGTGCATTGTTGCCCGGCGATACCCTGCGCCGGTCGCGTATCGACACCCTCATTTCCAACCTGGCCGGTGTGGTCGACCGGGTTGTGCAAACACCTGACACCAATGTGCCCGCCACCGACGTGGCCGACGCCGTGGGTTGGATTCGGCCCGGCACTATCACCTTGAGCCTGATGCCATGAGTGGGGTCGCCGAGCAGCTTCGTGCGCTATTGCCGCCCGAGGCCTACGACGGCGCTGCGCCGCTGCTGGCTGCGCTCAATCGTGCGCAAGCGGCAAGCCTGGAAACGGCCAACCGTGCCGGTGATCAGGTGCTGGATAGAGCGTGGCCAGATAACGCCGCCGCGCTGGATGACTGGGAGCGCGTACTGGGCCTGCCTGATCCGTGTGTCGTGGGCGATGACCTAGCAGTGCGCCAACGTGTGGCGGCGGTCATCGCCAAGCTACGCGGCGTAGGCGGTCAGTCTCGGGCGTTCTTCATCCAGTTGGCGGCTGACCTCGGTTACGAGGTGACCATCACCGAGTTCATGCCGCCACGGGTCGGGAAGGTACGTGCGGGTGATCCGATTGTTGGCGATGGCTGGACTAGCGCCTGGCGCGTCAACGCCCCTTCGGTGACGGTGTTTCGCGCCGTCGCGGGTACGACCGCTGCCGGTGAGGCGTTAGCCGTCTGGGGTAACAAATCGCTTGAATGCAGGCTTAGAGCCATGCAACCGGCGCATGCAACTCTCATTTTTGGATACGGTGCGAACTGATGCAGAAAATCTCCGACAGCACGAACACGGCCAACGCGGCGGGCGAGTTCACCGAAGGCAATGCGGCGGGCGGTATTCCAGCAACACTGCTGCGCGCTGACTGGTTGAATGCCGTTCAGCGCGAACTGGTGGCGCTTGCCACGCTCGGTGGTGGCTCTCTGGATTCGAATAAAAGCACCCAGGCTAAGGATGCAATCCTTGCCGCTATTGCCCAGCTTGCGCCACTTGCATCACCTGCGCTGACAGGGACGCCCACTGCGCCGACGGCTGCTGTAGGCACCAGTACGACGCAGATTGCAACTACGGCCTTCGTAGCTGCGGTACAGACGCTTTTAAACACCGCCATCGCCCAGCGTGCGCCACTTGCATCACCTGCGCTGACAGGGACGCCCACTGCGCCGACGGCTGCTGTAGGCACCAGTACGACGCAGATTGCAACTACGGCCTTCGTGGCTGCGGTACAGACGCTTTTAAACACCGCCATCGCCCAGCGTGCGCCACTTGCGTCACCTGCGCTGACCGGCACGCCGACGGCGCCGACAGCAGCGGCTGGAACCAACACGACGCAGATCGCGACCACTGCGTATGTGCGAGCCGCCCTGGCTGCACTAGTGGACTCTTCGCCCGCCGCGCTCGATACGTTGTACGAGCTGGCGGCAGCTATCGGTAATGATCCTAACTTCGCCACCACGGTGACCAACGCCCTGGCTGCAAAGGCCCCGCTGGCTTCCCCCAAATTTACCGGCACGCCCGAAACTAGCGGCACCATGCATATTGCTAAGGGTGGCGGAGGTCTGGAGCTTGGCCGAACAGATGGCACGTCGCAGGCTACGTACATCGATTTTCATTCGGGCGCCGAGGCCACAGATTACGACGCGCGCATCATCTCGACAGGCGGTAACGGGGCGCTGGGTGGCGCAACCCTTGCAATCCAGTGCGCAGCACTTGTGTTGCCAACTGAGACGCGGGCGCCTACCACGCCTCTGGAGGTCAGCGATACTCGCCTTGCGACAACGGCGTTTGTTCATAACCTCATAGGCGCGGGCGCCATTCAGCTATTCGCGCGCAATACGGCGCCGGCGGGCTGGCTCAAGGCCAACGGTGCGGCTGTTTCGCGCACAGCATATGCCGGCCTATTCGCAGCCATTGGTACAACGTATGGCGCGGGCGATGGCTCCACGACATTCAACCTGCCGGACTTGCGCGGCGAGTTCATGAGGGGCTGGGATGATGGGCGCGGGGTTGATATAGGGCGGTCGTTTGGCTCAGTGCAGGGCTCCGCATTCGCAGAGCACAGTCACCGTAGTGCCGTTAATGTGCCGTCCAGTCCAGATATCACCGATTTTGTTGCGAGACCTGGCTTGGGTCCCGTGGCAATGCCTGACAACGCGTCTACAGATAACGGATTTGCTCGATACATCGGCACCGAGACTAATACGGGCGGCACTGAAACCCGCCCCCGCAACATCGCTCTGCTGGCATGCATCAAGTTCTGATCGAGGTCAACATGGAAATCTTCACCGCTCACCCAGTCACTCGCGAATACCTCGGCCCGAGCATCGCCGACCCAGACCCGCTGGAGGACGGCGCCTGGCTGATTCCGGCCCATGCCTATACTGACGCGCCGCCGACCATACTTGCCGGCATGGCCGCTCAACGCAGTACTGACGGCAGCGCCTGGCAGCTGGTCGCCGACCATCGCGGCACGGTCTACAGCACCGCAACCGGCGCGCCCCAGCAACATGAAGAGCTGGGTGAATTGCCGCCAGGCCTCACCACCGAACAACGCCCATCTCCCTTCCACATCTGGAGCGGCAACGCCTGGGTGTTCGATACGGCTGCTGAGCGTGCGTCGCTGTCGGCTGCAATCGACACCGAACGCGACCGCCGCATCGATGCCGGCCTCCAGTTCCAGGGCGTGACGTTCCAGTCCCGCGCCACCGACCGCGAGAATATAGCCGGTTCCGCGCAACTGGCCTTTATGGCCATGGTGGCAGGGGCGCACGCTGGCGACCTGCGCTGGTCGAACCCTGATCAGGACTTCGCCTGGATCGCCAGCGACAACAGCCTTGTGCTAATGGACGCGCAAACCGTCGTCGCCTTCGGCAAGGCTGCAGCAGAGCGTAAGCAAGCGCTGATCTTCGCCGCTCGCCAGCTCAAGGATATGGCCGAAATTCCTGTCGACTACACCGACGACAAGTGGTGGCCGTGATGGGGCGCTTTCCTCTTCCGCTGAACGTGCAACTGCTCGATGGCGGCGAACTGGCCTGCCTACTCACCGAGTTCATGTACCACGACCCGGGCGGGCCGACTGTGCAGGTTCCGGCCGGCTTCGAGACGGACTTCGCTAGCGTACGCCCGCTACGCAATATCGCAGTGGGTCTGCTGGCTCTGAGTCTGGTGGTGGGCTGGTTCCTGCCGATGCTCGGCGCGGCGGTGGGCACTGCGGGGTTTGGCGCCCTGGCGCTATACGCCAGCGTTGTCGGCTATGGCAACGCAGCGGCGACCATTCATGACCGCCTGTACGCCACCGGAGAGTTGTCCCGCTATTGGGCTGATCGTGTGTTCTACAGCGCCCTGCGCGCCAGCGGCGTGGCCCGTTGGCGAGCCTGGCTCATGTATGCCGGCGTCCGCATCGGCGGGCACTGGCGCTACAACAAGCAGTAAAGAGAGGGCGACCCGTTTCAGTGTTCCAGCACCCAAACGGGCCGCCAACCAGCAGAACCAGCCTGCAAGTCAGCCAAGGCCCACCCACTCTCGCGAGAGCCGGGCAAGCCTATAGGAAATAAGGCTTTTTTGCAGAATGTTTGACATACGTTGCGGCGGCTGCGGCCGCCTGCTTTGCCGCGTAAGCGGTTGCTATACCCTTCAAATCAAGTGCCCGCGTTGCCGGACACTGAACCACCAGAAGGCCGAGAGCCTCCCACAGCGCCATTGAGCGCCGACCGCAAGGAGTCTCTATGTCCGCACAACCCATCATCCCCTGGCTAGGCGGCAAGCGCCGGCTAGCCGACAGGATATTCCCCCTGTTTCCGCGCCATTCCTGCTACGTCGAGCCGTTCGCAGGTGGTGCGGCGTTGTACTTCCTCCGGCCCGTACCGGCCGAGGTGGAAGTGCTCAACGACATCAACGGCGACCTGGTCAATTTGTACCGGGTAGTCCAGCACCACCTGGAAGAGTTCGTCAGGCAGTTCAAGTGGGCGCTGTCGTCGCGCCAAGTCTTCAAATGGCTGCAAGAGACCCGGCCGGAGACACTGACCGATATCCAGAGGGCTGCCCGCTTCTATTACCTGCAACAGAGCGCGTTCGGTGCTCGCGTAGATGGACAGACCTACGGCACGGCCACCACCACGCCGCCCGGCCTGAACCTACTGCGACTGGAGGAAAGCCTGTCCGCTGCCCATCTCCGTCTCAGCAGCACCTACATCGAGCATCTGAGCTGGCAGGGCTGCCTGGCGAAGTACGACCGGGAACACACCCTCTTCTATATGGACCCGCCTTACTGGCAGACAGAAGGCTACGGCGTGCCGTTCGAGTTCGATCAGTACCTGGAGATGGCCAAGGTGCTCAAGTCGATCAAGGGCAAGGCAATCGTCAGCTTGAACGACCACCCGGCAATTCGGGAGTGCTTCGCCGACTTCCACATCGAGGCGACCGATATTCGCTATACGGTGGGTGGTGGCAAGGGGAGCGATGCAAGGGAGGTGCTGATATTTAGCTGGGATACTCAGGCAGAGCCGGCTGGCCTGTTTTAAGCTAGCAGTCGCGGAATAACAGGAGAGCGCCATGCCAGTTGTTAAGAGCACGTGCCTAGCTAGCGAGCTTGTAGAGGCACTGAAGAACCACATCGAGCGATTCGGTGATCGGCCGGTCTATGCGCATGATCCAGACACTGATTGGCGCCTACCTATAGGCCTGGTTGTGAGCGAAGCAGATCCTGATGAAGGACTGCCCGAGCGATTCGAGATCACTACCGATTACCACGCTCGTCCAGAAGGCGACCTGAGTGCCAAGTAAATCGCAAAAAGTGTGACAGGTGCGGCTTGAGTCTTATGCCAAGCAATCTGCGAAGCTGTGCCAACTCCGGCGCGCGCTTACACTTGGATAGCTTGCCAGCCTGCAGCCGACATCTTGGTCAGCCTAGGGCTGACCTCATGTTCAAACACTCCGAGCTACTTCTGGTTTACCTCGGCTTCAGGCGCGTGCAGAGCCCGCCCAGGAGGGCGAACGGAATCGTCGTGGAAGAGGTTGAGCGACATGGATGTCGCGAGAGCCACGGAGGGCCATGGATGGCCCATCGTGGCGGGCCTCTGGAGCGGCGATGGAGTGAGCGAACCCTGGCGCAGCCAGGGCCGGATGAACGGGCGGAGGGTTTGGTTACTTTGCCCGCAAAGTCACTCGCCCGGGAGGGCGAAACCAAAGACATCAACAAAAACGCGGCAATCCGGAACAAACACCCCAACAACCAGAAAGCCAACACAAACTTGCCAGTCCGGTCTCAATCAACCAGTTCCCAGCAAGAAAAAAGGAGCCCGAAGGCTCCCTTTTTCACAGCAGGCAGAATCAATGAATGATCTGACTGAGGAACAGCTTGGTGCGCTCGTTCTGCGGGTTGGTGAAGAAGGTGTCAGGCTCGGCCTGCTCAACGATCTCCCCCTTGTCCATGAATATCACCCGGTTGGCCACGGTGCGGGCGAAGCCCATCTCGTGGGTCACGCAGAGCATGGTCATGCCGTCTTCGGCCAGACCGATCATGGTATCGAGCACCTCTTTCACCATCTCCGGGTCGAGCGCCGAGGTCGGTTCGTCGAACAGCATGATCTTCGGTTTCATGCACAGCGCACGGGCAATCGCCACACGCTGTTGCTGACCACCGGAGAGCTGCCCCGGGTACTTGTGCGCCTGCTCGGGGATGCGCACGCGCTCGAGGTAGTGCATGGCGATTTCTTCGGCCTGACGCTTGGGCATCTTGCGCACCCACATCGGGGCGAGGATGCAGTTCTGCAGCACGGTCAGGTGCGGGAACAGGTTGAAGTGCTGGAACACCATGCCCACTTCACGGCGCACGGTTTCGATGTTCTTCAGGTCGCGGGTCAGTTCGGTGCCATCGACCACGATACGCCCTTCCTGGTGCTCTTCCAGGCGGTTGATGCAGCGGATGGTGGTCGACTTGCCCGAGCCCGACGGCCCGCAGAGCACGATGCGCTCGCCCTGGGTGACGTTCAGGTTGATGTCCTTGAGTACGTGGAACTGACCGTACCACTTGTTCACACCGGTAAGCTGGATGATACCTTCACCCGCGCCGGAGGCTTTGATTGCTTCTTTCAT